GTAATGTGTATAAGTTTTGTTACCTTGTTACCGTGACAATTTTTTTGAACTTGACAGATGGTAACAAGGTAACATATAATATTTTTTATGGCAGAAATTGGAAAATCAGAATTAGCAAAAATGTTGAATATGACACGGCAATCCATCTATCGGGCAATCAGCCGGGGGAAAATAGACGCGAACTCCGCAGGCTTAATTGATACTCAAAATAAAAAAAATCAATTATGGATATCCTCTCATGGACTATCAGAAAACAACATCCTTGCATGTCTTGTTGAAATCCAGAAAAAAGAGCAAAGCAAGAAAAAAAACAAACCAATATCTAATCCGTTGCCGAAAATTAGAGAAAAAACAATTAAAAAACAAGCCGAAGTCGAACCCGAAAAAATAAAGGAAAGAGCTATAGAAATAGGAACAAAAACGATAAAAGCTATCGAATCTTATACAGGAGAACAACCCAAAACTAAAATAGATGAAGTGGAGTTCGAAAACATAACAGGACTCCCGGCCCGCATGATGAAGTTAAATCTTAAAAATCTTGTGGTAAGATATGGCGGTCCCATGATGCTAAAATCATGGGCTGATATATTAGTCAAGATTATGTCCGCGAACGAAAAAGATCAAAAAATCCAAGAGCGCCGTCTCGAACTAATACAAAAGGATTTTGTAATTTCCAGATTGTTTATGTTTTTAGAAACTTTATCCTCTCGGATTTTTGACTACACCGAAAATATACCAGTAGAAATAATTGCACTCGTAAAATCGGGTGTAGACGATATAGAAATTGAAATCAAAAAAAGGATGCGTAAAGATTTTTCAATCCTTCTTAAGGACACAAAGGAAAACATAACCAGAGAATTAGAAAATTTAAAAACTAAATACGAAAAAAGTAAAAATGATGAAAACACGGATAGGTAAATAATGGTAATTAAATCAGTAAGTCAAGATGATATAGATTTCATAATTCAACAAGTCAACTCAATAACCGACTCCCGCATATATGAATTACCATCTGACTATATAGAGCGCGTAAGATATTTACCTCCAGAATTAACCCCTATGCCTGGAAAGTTTAGTTTTGCTAAAGCCCCTTTTCTTCGTGAGCTGTTAGACTGCCTTTCTCCAACATCAACCATCCAAGAAGTGGTACTCATGAAAGGCGTGCAAATCATGGCTACGACTGGAATATTAGAAAGCTATCTTGCATATAACATAGGATGCGACTCTAAGCCCCAACTTTATGTTTCGGCTGATAAAGAATTGGTTACAACCGGAATGAAAACAAAAGTTGAACGTATGATTGACACCTGCAATCTTCGTGATTTAATTTTTTCGCAGACCGGGAAGAAAAGATCGACCGGAGATACTCTAACAGAGAAAGAATACCCAGGCGGCTTCCTTCATGCTATTGGGGCGCGGAATCCTGGAAAATTAAGATCTATGAGTTATCCTGTTATATTATTCGATGAGATTGACGGTTTCCCCGACAAACTTGGAAAAGAAGGTGATCCGATAACGATAGCAAAAAACCGTACAAACGCATATGCAACAAAAAGAAAAATATTATATCTCTCCACTCCCCTTATTCAACAGACTTCAAAAATATACTATCTCTACAAAAAAGGTGACCAAAGAAATTATTTTATTCCTTGTAAATATTGCGGAAAAATGCAAGTACTTAAGTGGCACGGAGTAGACGAAAATAAAAACCAATACGGTATAGTTTTTAAATTAACAAAAAAGTTTCATCCCGACTACGACACAGTAGGCTATAAATGCCAATACTGCGGAAAAATTATGAAAAATCATGACAAATCAATTTTCATGAATCAAGGTGAATGGCGGCCGACCGCAATTTCAGAATTACCTCTTTTCCGTTCGTATTGGCTTAATACACTATACTCACCTCCTGGAATGTACTCTTGGGAAAACATAGTAGCCGATTGGTCAGAGTGCTGGGACTTTGAAAAAAACCATATGAAAGATAAAGAAAAAACTCGAACCTTCTATAACCTAAAACGCGGTCTACCGTGGGAAGAAACCGGATCATCTATAAAATATGAAAAATCAGTATTGCACAGACGCACAGGATTCCTTCTCTCCTCAATTCCTGAGAAAATAATGATTCGCGATACTGGAAGCGTTGCATTATTATTAACTTGCTCCGTTGATGTTCAGGGAGACGGCCTAATTGTTCATACCATCGCATGGACGTTTGGCGGTCAATCCTGGACAATAGATTTTTTTAAAATCGAAGGTGGAGAAACAGAGGTGGGTGATATAAAATCAAAATTATGGAATAAACTTGATAAGTATATTATAGAAAAAACATATAGCACAGAATCGGGGAAAAATTACAAAGTTATGAATACATTTGTAGATTCAGGATGGGGTAAATATTCAGATGAAGTATATTCCTTTTGCAGTGGGTATTCTTCTGGAGTCTATGCCATAAAAGGTGAAGATTGGATAAAACCAGGATTAACATACAGAAAAATGTCAAAAGAAACTCTCGAAAAAGCCGGACTTCCATCCGCCTATAATATTAATACCACAAAACTAAAAGATCGTATATCCCGTTACATGAATCAACTTATGTGGGATTCAGGGCAATTACAGCCAGACTGGTATCCAAACTTTCCAGAAGATTTACACGATGATTTTTTCCGCATGTACGAAGCGGAATACCGTGTTGAGGTTCACGATAAAGATACCGGCCAGTATAGGCATGTTAGGTGGAAACAAATTCAAGGTGCGGATAACCATGCCTTAGACACAACTGTTTATAATTTCGCCTCACTTGAGCTTATCGCTGATCGGACCTGCCGGGAAGAACTCGGACTCAAGACTTTATCTTGGACTGATTTTTGGGAATACTGCAAAACAGGAATTTTTTATTATTGACAAATATAATATTTTGTTTATAATATTTTTAAGGAGAGTTAAAATGTCTATCGAATTAAATTTACCTTTCAATACTCCATCTAACTATATATATAATGATACGCAAATAGAAATAGCTGCAGGTGTTGCAAAATTATTATTACAACAGGGCGATATTGATTTCATAGAAGATTTTGCAGATGATACTGGATTCACTTATGATTCGGATAAATCAGAATTTGTAGCTGGAAGAAACCAACAAAAATCTATAATACCTAATAATGAAACTTTTTTTTCTAAATATACCAGCGATATAAACGGAACAAGAGGTTTAGGCATTTTGACAGGTTTGGGATTTGGTAGTCCGGTTATTAGCAACGGCGAATTAATTTTGACATCAGCCCAGCAACAATATGTTGATTATAATGCAAATCTTAATGCAGATAGCCAACAAGAGGGATGTATTGAATTGGAAATAACGCCTGATTGGAATGGAAATCCTATCTCGATTCAATATTTTTTTTGTATTTCAAGGGAAAATGATGATGGAAGAAACCTATTAATGTGCCAACAAAATACCAACGGTGATATATATCTTACTATGAAAGATTATCAAGGAAATACAATACAACAACCTAATCTAGGAACATGGACACCTGTATCAGGGACAAAATATAAATTTTCTTTTAATTTTAGTTTCACCGCCCCGGGACAACAGAGATTATTCATTAATGGCGTTTTATTTGGCGGAGTAAAAACCAATTTGGCTACAAGGGATGAAAATATAAATTTGTTGCGTATAGGGAGCAACGTTAATCCTAATAGCGTTTCAAATTTTAAAGTTGATAATCTTCAGTATTTTTCAACAGTACAACATACTACTAATTATACGCCAAGTGAAGCACAACAATATGAATATTTCGAAACTTCGACTGTGCTTCCAGAGATGGAACACATAGGGGATGGAATAATAAAATTATTCAATTCATTTTCTTTAGATTACATAGGAACTCCCCGAGTTTTATTGGAAATAGGAAGATCAGGGAATAAATTGTATTGGGACGGAGATTCGTGGGAAATATCGGATAATAGTTATGCCCAAGCAACTGATCCGATTACATTCAACACAAACGCTTCTATTCTCCCAGTAGACGGTGAAAATTATGGACAATTCACAATTGTCTACCCTAATTCTGACATTCAAAGTTCGGTTAATGAACTAACTGTAAATACGAATGTTGATATAGGTTATTTGACTACAAATCCAACTATTGAAATTATATCCGGTTTTCGTACAGATGAACTCGAAGAATTTCTTGAAACATCAACGAAAATAGGAAATGATGAAATAAAATATATAATTAAAAAAGAATCATCATGGTATTATTGGGACGGTACAGAATGGTCAATATCAGACGGTACATATGCCCAGTCTAATACAGCAACCGAAATTGAAACTAACAAAAGTTCACTTATCGACGAATCAACCTTTTGTTATCTAAAGTTTTTTTTGCACTCGGGTGACGGAACTACAAGCCCCGAAAATAAAAACATTAAAATTACTTACTCTTTCGGTGGCGGAACTCCCGACGCAATAAATACTTGTATAGTATGGGGATATAATTATGATTTACAAGGCAACCCCGAAATAACACCTTTCAAGGTTAGGTTGAATAAATATATTGTACAATATAATAATTATACGTCAATAAGAAATGAAGAAGTGACAGTTACGCCGGATAGTGTTGGATATTGGGAAGTAGAGTTGATAGAAAATGAAAATATGACATCTTCCGACAACGCGGTGATTAAATATATTTTTGATTTCGGTAATACTAATATTTTCATTAAAATAGTCCCTAACGAAGAAACGAAAGCTTATAATGAATTGGAATAAAATACTTGACAAATTAAACAAGATAGGATAATAATTATTATTATGTCACTGTTAGATGGTAGCCACAGCTCAAACACTCAAACCTCATTAGAATATTGGCAAGACGAACTTAAAAACTCACGTGTATTACTTTTCAAAATAAACGAAGCAATAAGCGTAGTGTCAACTGCAAATCACCAAAGCTACACCCTTGATACCGGGCAAACAAAACAGACAGTAACAAGAATCGATCTTCCATCCTTAATCGTACAAAGCGATAGGTTAATAGGCAGAATCCGACAATTAGAAATATATCTCGGGGAAGGGAAACCAAACGTAATTCAAACGAGGCCAGATTGGTGATAGATTTAAAATCAAAATATATCGAAAAAGCACAAACCCTCATAAAATTAAATAAAAATGATAAAGCACAATTATTGTTAGACGCTGCCTCCAGGATTGACACTCAAAAACCAATTACTTTTGAAAGTAAAACAAATACTCAAAAAGACCCATACTCCTATTATGTAACCGATCTTCTATCAACTATTTGGAACGGCGAAAAGTTCCCCGGCGGATTTGGCTTGACAAAAGACTATGAGTATGTAGATTACTACACCCTCCGTAAACGGTCTGTTCAACTATTCGAAGAAAACCCATATGCCCGCGGAATGATTCGCCGACTATTAAGAAATGAAATACACAAAGGCCTGAATCTTGAATCCAACACTATAACAGAAATTACACGACTATCGGACGAAGAAGCAATAACATGGGATGAAAACTCCGAGCTTAATTTTAATCTTTGGAGCGATAATAAGCAGATATGCGATTGGAGAAAACAAAAAACATTCGGAGAGCTTCAGCATGATTGCCGCCAAACCGCTCTTATCTCTGGCGACTGTCTTGTCATTAATCATGTCAATCAAAAAACAAATCTCCCATCTATTGAACTGGTAGACGGTTCAAACGTAAAAACACCACTCGGAAAAAAACCAAGAAAAGGAAATAGAATCATCCACGGGGTAGAACTTGACCAATATGATAGACACATCGCCTATTGGGTACAAGTCAAAACTTCAATAGGCTATGAGTCAAAGCGTGTTCCCTGCTATGGAGAAAAAAGCAAACGCAAAATAGCATGGCTTGTATACGGAACCGACAAACGCCTCGATGATGTTAGGGGTGAACCCATACTTGCATTAGTCCTATACATGCTAAAAGAACTTGATAGATACCGCGACTCCGAACAAAGAGCAGCGGTTCTTAATTCAATAATTCCACTTTTTATAAAAAAAACAGAATTAGGCCCAGGGAGTCACCCTATAAACTCAGGCGGTATAAGACGCGGAAACGTAACAACCGAAGATTTTGACGGGTCAGACAAAACATATAATATATCAACTATGCTTCCGGGAACTATTCCCGACGAACTCAACAAAGGCGAAGAGCCGGTAAGTTTCAACACCCAACGGCCAAACGTAAATTTTAAAGTATTTGAAGAGGCAATAATAAACGTTTTTGCGTGGTCATGCGAAGTTCCACCCGAAATAGCCCGTCTTTTATTTCAATCCAATTTTTCAGCCTCCAGGCAAGCAAACAACGAGTTCAACGTTTACCTTTCTTATATCGCATGGAAGTTCGGAAATGATTTTTGTCAACCAATTTACGAAGAATTTTTAACCGCCTCAATTCTCATGAATCAAATCAATACCCCCGGTTTTCTTAACGCCTATTGGTCCGGAGATTGGCGCATAATAAGAGCTTGGCTTAATGCCGAATGGACCGGAATATCCAGACCATCCGTCGACTTGCTCAAAGATGTAAATGCCGCTGATAAAGCCCTCCAACTCCGTATAACAACCTTTGACCAACAATCAAGAAAGATATCCGGAATGTCATTTCGAACAGTTATTAAAAAACTTGCCAGAGAGAAAAAACTCTTGGAACAAATTGGACTTACATCCAGTGTTGATGAAAATAACAACGGCGAACCAATAACGACGCAAAAAACTATAAAATCACTTATGGAAAAAATATCTCAATTAAATGATAAAATAGAGGAATTAGAAGGGTAATGTGTATGGACGGCAAAGAATACAAAGAAGTAAAAGGTCTAATCGACGAAGCATTAAAACCAGTCGGATTGTCTCTATCTGAAATAAAAGCAACCATTTCCATTCTCCCAGCGTTAAACGAAAGATTGTCAGGATATAAAAAACTCGAAGGGCAGGTCGTAAATCATCAGTTTTTACTTTGCGGAGTAGACGGAAAACCGGGAGCAATTGACGATATAAAAACCTTAAAAAATAAAGATAAAAAAAATCTAAGTTTATTTTTTAAAATTGTCGCTCTCATAGGCACCACTCTCGGGATACTTGCGACCGGAAAAACATTCTTTTTTTAAGGAGAAAAACGTGTCAAACAAAACTAATAAAATAATTATAGTCATAATGTTCTCGGCTTATATACTTACAATTATCTATCTTTTATTTTTCAGAATAGAAAAACCAAACATACCAGTAGAATTAATCCCGGTATATAAAAATGAAAGATTATGTGAAATTATAGATTCCAATAAACAAGTAATCAAATATTTTACAGGTGATATCGATTATATCGAAAAAGAAACATACATCGAAATAATCAAAAAAAACGGCGATTGTAACGAATCCGTTTTTATATTACCAAACGGAATAATAAGATTTTTTAATATTGAGGAGAAAAACGATGAGAAAAATACTTGGACTGAAAAATAAATATAAATCACAAACGAAAAGCGCACAAGTAGAATTGTTCAAAGATTATTTTAAAAACGGCAAAATGATCGAATGCGGACCCGTATCCGCTGCCATGGGTTTTGATATTTCCGGTTGGCCTATGGATGTTTTTACTCCAGGTGTACAACCAGGAGATAGTATATTAATGATGGTTCACAATCCTGATAATCTTAAAAAAATAAAAGAACGAAGAAATATTAACTATGACAGTTTCCCGCCAAACGAAGTACCACAAGTCTATGATATAGTAGGCGAGTTATTATACGGAAAATATAAAGCCTGCAAGTTTGAATGGGGCTTAAGTTTTGAAATTATCAAAAAAAATATAAATAAAAATATCTGTATGATGATTTCAGGACCCTTCCCGGCAGGCGGTCATTACGTCTTAGTAGTCGGATATGATGAAGAAAGAAACCTTATAATTTTTAACGATCCATACCCTCCACAGTGGCCTGATAAAAACGGTTATAACCGGGAAATGGATTTAGACTTTCTATCAAAAATGGGTAATTATCGAATTGATTTTTACTCGAAAAGGAGTATTTAAAATGGTAAAACAAAAATCAATCTGGGTAGTTTGGCTTATTATTTTATCAGTATTTTTACTTTTCCCCCTTCAGCTTATAGTTAAGTTTGAAATTCCATTTGACGGTGCTATTTGGGCTTTGTTTTTTATTGTGGGCGGTTATATGGGATTCGATCAATTCGCAACAATCATCAGCTCAAAAAAAATGCCGGAGGGATATAAATATACAGGAAGTTACAAAAAACTTTTATTTATTACAATCTCTCTCTGGATCCTTTTATTTGAAGCTTTATTTTTTCAAAGTTTCTTAAAAGAAATAAAACTCCCCTTGGATCAGCTTTTTATTGCCGTTGGTCTAATCTCCGGTATTTTTGCAGGCGGAAACAAATTAAACAACGCCGCCGAACAACAAACAGCCGGAGATAAATAAAATGACACTAATAATAATTTTAATTGCTTTATTTATTCTTTCCCTATTGGTGAATTACTTTCTATTAAAATCTACAAAAAAGAAAAACGGCATAATAGAAAGACAGAATGAAGCAATAGAAAAGGCATCGCAAAACATGAAACATCTTGTTGATTATAATGATGTAGTTCAAAATATATCAAAAAATCATCAAGAAGTTTACACTAAAATCAAAGAGGCAAAAACAGATGAAGAAGTTAATGATATTATTCACAATCTTATTACTATTAACAACAGTCACGTGCACGACGACTAAAGAAAAAGAGTTCATCACCTATAAATATATTCTCCCTCCATTCCCACAAAGAGATACCATCATTCTACCAGCTAACTTGGAAATAGCCGATTATGCAGAAATGATTAATTATTATGAACATCTTGTGCAAGAATGGGAAGAATGGGGTGAAAGTGTACAAAAAATACTTGACACAAAATAAATATATGTTACAATTAAAATAATTTATACTCGGAGGTAAATAATGAGTATTAGATCGCAATTATGGAAAAACCGTCAAACATTACGTGAGATGGATATGCATTATAATCAAGTATGGCATGTAGCGTCAGCCGTTACAACAACCGGAACCGGGAAATCTTGGGAATCACCCTTCAAGACGATAGCCGAGGCAATAGCGGCAGCGTCAGACGGTGATATCATTCTCATGATCGGAACATTCACCGAAGCTCTAACATCTGCAAAACAACTATCTTTCGTTAACGCAGGGTTAACCGTTAATGACTGTATATGGATGGAATCAGCCGCCGGCGACACTCTCTTGACACTCACCGGAAAAAAATGTCTTTTTGACGGTATTAGATTTAGAATTCCAACAACCGAAGGAATTGGAATTGATATGACAAACTCCGATTACACGGTAATTAAAAACTGTCACTTTCAGGGAAGGTCAGGATCGTATTATGGCATCTATAATTCTGGTGGTTCACAATTAAAAATCCTAAATAATGTTTTTCAATATCTCAACACAGCAACATACGGGGCAGCGATCTTGGGACATGACTATGCAACGGTTTGCCCGTCTGGATGGATCATGAAAGGTAATTTATTCCACTCAAATCTTAAACACGTTCAACTCGTTATGCGGCAGAGCCTAATTGAAGGAAACACCTTCCAGGAAAAAGGGCTTGATGCTGATAACGTATCCTCATTAACAGCAACTCACAAACTCGACTTACTTACAGGATCCGCATTAGGACAACTCAACACCGTAACGAAAAACATTATGCAGGGCGACTATAGCATAACAGGCGGTTACAAACCAGCCGTAAATGATAATTGGTTCGGCAACATCTCCGACGACACAGCCGAAGCCGAAGTAAATGCAGATGGAACAACCTTGGCGGTACCGGCGGCATAATGAAAACAATTATAATCGAAGGTGTTATCGGATGGGAAGTTTTAGCATCCGACATAAGAACACAATTGAACGAAGCCAGCGGAGAGGATCTTGATATCCAAGTATCCTCTTCCGGAGGGTCTGTATTTGAAGGAAATACAATTTACGATTTGATCTTAAAATACAAAAGAGATTTTCCAGGTGCTAAAATAAATATTACTTCTTATGGAATATCAGCCTCCCAAGCATCTATAATAGCGTTAGCCGGTGATACTCACATAGTTCATCAAAACACGGCTTATATTATTCATAACGCATGGAGTTATTCCGCTGGAAATCATCACAGTATGAGAAAAACCGCTAATTTTCTTGAACAAATTTCAAATATGATGGCCCGTGTTTATAACGTAAAAACAAAAAAGAAAGTCACTGAAATTAAGACTCTCATGGATGAAGAAACATATTATTACGGTCAAGAAATAATTGACGCTGGTTTTGCAGATTCTCTAGTTGAAAAATCAAATGATAAAAAAACTAACAAGGAAGAAGCGCTCGCCCTTGCTCAACTTTCAATCGAAGAAACCCAACAGAAAATGAAATCTGAAAAGTTCGATTTTCAAGCCGATTTTTCAAAAGCCGTCGCACTTATAGCAGACGATAAAGAAATTAAAATCCCCGCATCTGCGGGCAATAATAATAATACGGAGGTAGTTATGAATCTTGAACAACTCAAGAAAGATTATCCCGAACTGTATGCCCAGGTAATTCAGATCGGGAAAGATGAAGAGTTTGACCGGGTAAGTGCCCATATAACAATGGGAGAGTCTGCAAACTCTCTTGATATTGCCGTCAAACACATCAAAGCAAAAACCGGATTTAGTCAGGCCGTATCAGCCGAATATATGTCAGCCGGGATGAAAAATCAATCCTTGCAAAATCGCAAATCCGACAATGTAACCACTGGCGGACAAGCTAACACTAACGATGACGAAGCTGATACACAAGCCCTAACTCAAAACATCCTTAAAAAAAGGGGGGTAAAAAATGTCAAATAATATAGTAACCAACTTTTATCCGGGAGATGGCGTAAGGCAAGTTGATGAATCCGAACAAGGACTATTAACATCGGCCGATGCTGATACGGTTGCCCGCCTAACTATCCTAGGCAGAATCACAGCAACCGGATATTATGGATTTTATTCTTCCGGTGACAGTCCCTCGGGCGTCGGTACTCCTGTAGCCGTCTCACTTTCCGAAGTCGTAGCTGATGGAGCCGGTGACGATCCGGTCGGGGTCCTGCTCAAGGGAAAAGTCAGAGAAGAAGATCTCATAATAGATGGAAACGAAGCCGGTGTCGGAATTACCGAAGCCATAAAAGATTCGCTTCGAACATATGGTATAATCGTTGAATCGTCAACAGATTGTAACGCCTTAGATAATCAGTCATAGGGAGGACCGAATGGCAGCAGATAAAAGAACAGCTTACTTACAAGCTTATATTCAATTGGTATTATTCATGCCATTTCTTTCAACATTTTTCCGTACAAATCCGCGGGATATTGTCAACGCCGAGTCGATGAAAATTGATATAAAACGAGGGTCAAGAAAAATGGCCCCTGTAATATCCAATATCACCCAGCGTGGCGGCAAAATCGAAAAAAGCCAATACACACAAAAAGAGTTCACACCTCCAGTTGTGGCATTAGGCGGGGATTTTGCTCCAGGCGATCTGATAGAAAAGGTATTTGGCACCGACGAATATACGTCAGCCGGTCAAGAATATATGGTAACGCTCATAAACTCCATAATGGACACGATGCAAGAAATCGAAAGTCAAATTAACCGGACCATAGAATATCAAGCATCGCAAATATTCCAAACCGGCGAAGTATCGTTATATGATGACCAAGGAAATATAGCATATACAATTGATTACTTCCCCAAGGCAACTCACTTTCCTACGGTAACGACCCCATGGTCCAGTGAAGACGCGGACCCAGACGCTGATTTGGAAAATATTATAGACGTGATAGAATCAGACGGTGAGACGGTAATTAATAATATTGTATTTTCTCCAACTTCTAGAAAAAATTATTTATTAAACTCAAAAGTAAACGATAAGTTCGATATAACAAGAATCGCATCTGGAACATATAAACCAGCTATGATAAATCCAGGCGTAAAGTTTCTTGGAAATATTCTTATCGGTTCAAGGTATCTCGATTGTTGGGAATATACTGCTCAATTCAATCACCCCAGTACCGGAACACTAACCTCTTTTCTAACTGATAATAATGTATTACTATTACCTAATATGGACGGTGAAAATGTAGACCTAAGAAAAACATATTGTCGTGTACCAACTATCACAGGCATAGATCCTCGCTTCGCGGAAATAGTCCCGACAACTATGAATCTTGAAAACAGATCATACACACCTCGCGTATGGGTAGACGGTGGAGCCGATGCGCTTAATGTAGAATTGAAAACACGGCCTTTACTTATTCCCGTGTCAGTCGATACCTTCGGGTGTCTCACAACAGAATTGTAAAGAGGAAAAACTATGAAAACATATATATTAAAACCAGGTAGAGCACTATCAACCGCAAAGGGAATAGTCGGTCCCCCGATAGATCCTGAAAAACCAACGGTAAAAGAAATCATTACCGAAAAACATTTTAAAAGCGGATCTGCTGGGCTAAACGCTCTATTAGCTCACAAGAATTGCCCTCTCCAGGCCTTTGAAATCGCCGAGAGAAAAAACCCCGACGAACTTGTCAAAAATCTGGGAGAAAAAATAAAGCAATCCAAAGATGAACCGGAAGAAACTCCTAAAGAAAAACCGCAAATAAATGAAAAATCAACAACCTTTTCCGGAGCAAAGAGGAAATAATGAATCTAAATGACATCGCCGAATCCGACCTTAGTTTTACTCTTGAAGACACCGAGGCCGGATTTGGTGTTGATCTTGTTTTTTTAGACAGCGAAAGCGAGGAAGTAACAATCCCATGCAAAACGACTGACATTAGTTATTTTGTCGATCCCGAGACCGGTCAGGGAGTGGAAACAAGGACTATAGAAATTACCGGACGTATCACAACATTTGCGAGTAACGACGTTTCACCAGCGAAAGGCGCTATTGTCAAATATTATGATACAAATAAGATTTTATACAAAACATGCATCAAGCAAATAATGCCCGATAAAAAAATGGGCATATTAAAAATAATTTTAGAGGCCAGGGCATGAGTGCAAAAATCACAACACTAATAAACAAGCAGGACTCAAACGAAATAGTTAGAGATCAGTTAGCCGCCATACTCGCAATTGAAGTCGCAAACCAAAGAGCCCTCGCAACCATCGAAGAACTCGACTCGGATGATTTTTCCTTTTCGGTATATATAGAACATGCGAAACCGTGGGAATCTTCCGAAATGCCCCTTGTAAATGTAGTTTTTGATAATGATAGATTCGACAACAAAAACTCAAATACGATAGACAGGCAACGCGCAACCGGTACCTTTTTTATTGATTGTTATGCACATAAAATTACAACAGATGGAAGTTCAGGCGATGAGCTGTCAAGTAGAGAAGCCGACCGGATAGCAAGATTTGTAAGAAATATAATCATGGCCGGAGAATATACATATTTATGTTTAGGTACCAGGGAATACCCGTTAGGTGGTATTGTTTCCCGTCGTTATATTCCAAAGCGTGAAAAGTTTCAGCCCGATACCAGAAACGAAGCCTACGAAAATATAATCGCCTGTAGGTTAACCGTCGAAGTAGATTATGACGAATTCAGCCCACAGGCAGAAATGGAAGATTTTGAATTGCTTATTAACTCTTGTGAAAGAGATGATGAAAAAGTATTTTTTTCAACCGAATATGATATGACAGAATAGGAGGTATATTATGTCAATTGCAGCGTCAATAGTTGCCCGTGTAGTGGGCGTTAATGTCGAATATAAAAATGTTAATTTAGGTCAAGCCCTTTTTCTTGCTCAGCGAATAGCTGTTATAGGGCAAGGAAATACAGCAAGCACATATCCGACCACAAAAAAAATAGTATTATCAGAAAACGAAGCTGCAGAGATTTACGGGTACGGATCACCCATTCACCTCGCATGCCGCCAACTATTACCAGCTAACGGAAATGGTATTAAGGGTATACCAGTAACAATCTATCCGCTCGAAGATTATCCTTCTACGGGAGTAGCAGCAGATGGAACGATAGATGCAAGCGGAGCCGCAACTGCTCAAGGTGGCGGATATGTCTATATCGGTGGTATCAAATCAGAACAAATTGTAATACCCGACTTAGCAACCGCAGCCGAAGCATTAGCGCTTATAAAAGCCGCAATAGATGCTGTACTTCATATGCCAGCAACAACAGGCACGATTGCAGCCGACTCACTTCCATTAGATGCGAAATGGGCCGGAGAATCATCTAATGATATTTCAATCGACATTTCGGAAATAGTCTGTGAAGGTCTAACATTTTCAATCACCGCCTTTGCATCAGGGGCCGTAAATCCGGATGTCCAGGACGCGCTTGATATTATGGAAACCTGGGAAACACTTGTGCTTAATTGTATGAATTATGACGACACAACGACTAACGCATTATACCATACTTTCGGTGAATCAAGATGGGAACAAGAAGTTAAGAAACCCATGATGGTAGCTACCGGATGCGTTGACAATTATGCAACCCGTACGGCGGTAACGGATGCAGACAAACCAAATAGAACTATGTTTCTAATTCAATCAACCGCCTCCAGGGAATTACCATTCGTGATTGCAGCCCAAGGACTTGTCAACGATATAGCACAGAAAATGAACGACACACCGGCGTATAATTATACCGGAACTCTCGAAGGCTTACAGACCGGAGCCGATATAGTTCAGGAAAACCATACAGTTAGAGACGCTGCCGTAAAACTCGGAGCATCGACAAACATAAAAGTAGGCGAACTTGCTGTAATATCCGATATTGTAACTTTCTATCATCCCGCTGGAGAGACTCTACCCGCTTACCGTTATCCTGTCGATATTTGTAGATTACAACAAATCGTATATAATCTTGATATAATCCAGGAAGCGTTTAGAGGCCGGCCACTTCTCCCGGATGATACCCCAACTAACGATCCCGATGCAGTACAGCCTAAAATGGTAAAGACCATATTAGGCAATTTAGCAGATTCGTTAGCATCCGGACGGTCTGCAATCTTGGCAGAATCAGCATACACAAAAACAAACATGACAGTAGAAATTGACACCTTAAATCCGAAAAGAATTAACACGGTTTTCCCTGTTAAGCTTTCCGGAAATGTAGAAGTCAATTCTACCGATCTTTATTTTAGTTTTAATTTTGGAAATTAAGAAAGGAGTGTATATATGGCAACAGGCGGACCTCTTGAAAGTATAACTTTGAATAATCGTCGCTTTCCCGTAGACGGCGAAATTAACGCGATGGTTTCTCTTTCCGGTTTTACAAACGAAATCAAACCGAACGGAGATGCTCAAAGTTTTAGAATTATAAAAACCCCAAAAACTGGAAAAATGAAATCTATACCAATCATCATAGATAATTCCCGTGGTGATGTAGAGTTTATACAAGAAATAATGGACTCTCAAGAAGCGGTTCCGTTTTTCGCCACAGAATCAGACGGCACCGTTTGGGAAGGTAATGTTATGATTTCCGGTGATCCTGAAAAATCAACAAAAGAAGCAACCATGGAAATTGAAGTACACGGTTACATAAAGAGACAAGGAGTATAAAATGTTTGATAAAAACGACAAGAAGAAAAATAAAATTGACCGTGAAACAGCGACTGATTCCTTTAATTTATTTTGCGAGGACTGGGAAATTGATTGTGATGAATCCGAAATGAACCAGGATGATAAAATTGATTTTAATTCTCAAAAGTCAAAAATTGTAAACGCGATAATGAAAGGCCGTATGATTTATGATGCCGGAATTCTTAAATATACCGTAAGTGGAAAATCAGGTGAAAAACTCCAAGGTAAAGAAATATCAATCACACGCCCTAAAGGATCCGCCTACATGGAAATGGACCGGTTCAAAGAAAAAGAGGGCGTACACAAAACCTATGCAGTACTTGCCGCTATGACTGGACAAGATCAATCATTCTACGCAAAGTTAGACGGTATCGACCTTAAACCCTTCATGGCAGTGGTGACGCTTTTTTTAGCAGGTTGAAGCAAGAAATTGCTTCAAACGGACAAACAAAAATAGTTTATGGAATATCTGGGATAATAATACAGATATTGCAGATATGCACTGACTATAATGGGTTACCGGATATTAAGGCTATGGAAATATGGGAAATTCAATTTTTTTACAAACCTCTTATACCTAACTTAATCGAATATCAAAAGAGGGCAAAAGAATAATGGCCAGTCGCTACTCCATAGAAGCGGTTTTCCGCGCAATAGATCAATTCACTTCACCTCTCGGGAAAATGACCCGGTCAACAAAAACTTTTACACAATCACTCAAAACAGATTTTGCAAAAGCTCAACGCCAAGTAGGAAGATTTGGAGAAAATGTCAAAAGACATGCTTGGATCGGTGCCGCAGCGTTAGGCGCTGGTATTGCACTTATGACAAAAGAAGGAATTGAACTCGCAAGTAATCTTTTTGAAGTTCAAAACGTAGTAGACACTACCTTCACAAACTCATCAAGAACAATCGACGCATGGGCAAAAGGCGCAATAAGCGCATTTGGATTATCGGAATTACAAGCCAAAGAGTTTACTGGGACTCTTGGATCCGCTTTGAAATCATCGGGAATAGAAGGCGATGCGCTTACAAAACTATCAACCGATCTTGTAGGCTTAGCCGGTGATTATGCATCATTTAGAAATCTTCCAATAGAAGAAGCATTCGAAAAAATAAAATCCGGAATGATGGGTCAATCTAAACCCCTTAGAGATTGGGGTATAAATATGAGTGTAGCAAATCTCGAAGCTTTTGCTATTTCTGAAGGCTTGAAAAAACAATATAAAAATATGTCCGAAGCTGAAAAAATGATGTTACGTTATAATTATATCATGAACGCATCGACGGACGCCCAGGGTGATTTTTCAAAAACTTTAAATGATAGTTTAGCGAACCAACAAAGAGTATTAAAAACAAAGTTTACACAAACCCTTGCAAGCGCATTTCAAAAATTAATTCCCGAACTCATAAAAGTAACAGATGGTTTTTCAAAATGGCTTGATACGATAGACACGGATGCAATAAGCAATTTTGTTGTATCAATATTTAATTCCGGCAAAGTAGCCATAAATGTTTTTATGGCACTTTTTAAATTCCTTAAACCAATAGAACCTCTATTAGGTGGAATTATCGCCGCCTTCATAACATACAAGCTCGGAATGTTGGCCGCCGCAGTCGCAACCGCAGCGTTTAACGCCGTGACCGCAGCAAATCCAGTAGGATTAGTAATAGTAGCAATCGGGATCCTTACTGGACTTATCGTCCTCATGGTCCAACACTGGAAAACCGCAAGTAAGTGGATAGGAATAGTAACAGTAGCGTTCGGTCTGTTAGCCTTCGTTATGTTCGCAAATCCTATCGGCTTAGTTATTGCAGCAATTGCTGCACTCGTACAAATAGGAATACTTCTTGTCAACAACTGGAAATCAGTAGTAGCATGGCTTGGTAAGGTATGGGACTGGACCGCAAACGTGGGCGAAAAGTTTACTTTTATTCTTGGCCCTATAGGATTTCTAATTTCAGCAATAATAGAGATCGGTAAAAACTGGGACAGAATAATAGAAAAGTTTAGTTCCGGGGATATATTGGGAGGCATTCTCGCTATAGGCGGTGCCATACTTTCCGGTATACTTGCCCCGGTCCAAGGATTTCTTGAATTAGTCTCGAAAATACCAGGTGTTGGAGATCTTGCCAAAGGCGCTGCCTTAAAAATACAGGAATTAAGATTCGGATTGACCGGAGCCAAAAAAGAATCCGAAAAAGCTATAGGTCAAAGAAATATAGCCCCAATTTCTCCTTCTGAGCGTTCGTCTATGATTGATAGAGAAGAAAGGATTTCATCCGGTGAGCTAATTATCCGGGACCAAACCGGAAGAGCAGAACTTAAAACGGATAAAAAAAATCAGGGATATAAAATAAAACTCCAGTCATCCGCAATATTCTCAGGGGGTACCCCATATGCCCTGGACTGATAGAATACAAACACCGGCTTACATCTCACCATCAGGTACCCGATTCGAATTTCAATACGAAGACGTAAGCATGGAATCTACCAAGAAATCAGGCGAATTCATTTTCCCTGAAATCGAAGGCGTTTTCATCCAGGATTTAGGAAGGTCAGGTAGAAAGTTTCCATTCATAATATTTTTTTCCGGTCCTGATTATGATACTCAATCTGATGCGTTCGTGGATGCACTTGAAGAAACCGGAATAGGTACCCTTGAACATCCCAAATACGGCACAAGAAAAGTCGTTCCAACCGGAACAATAGCAAGGCGAGATGATCTTGTCACGGGGTCTAATCAATCAATAATCACTATCACTTTTTCGGAAACAATAACCAACATCAACTTTCCTTCATCTTCCGTCAACGAAAAAACAGATATAAAAAATAGTGTAAATGATTTCAATTCCGATACTTCCGATCAATTAGCAGAAACTCTCGATATAGAATCGGAAAGTGAATCTGTATTATTACAGAATGATCTAATAGAAAAAAAAGATTTAATAAACTCAACACTCGAAAATCTAACAACCATAAACGAAGATATTAAAACTGCCATGGACACCGTATCCGATTCTTTCGATACCACGGTACTTGATTTAATAATTAACCCCGGAGGTGTAGCCGATCAGCTAATTACAATTATAAATACACCATCTAACATAGCAACATCCGCACAAGCTATGATTGAAGGCTATGGAAGCGTTATTGATACAATTATAGACGGTTTTATTAACTCTGCAAATAATTATAGATCGTCAAAAATGATAGTATCTGCAAGTTTCGGAGCACTCATCTTATCGATGTTAAACGCTGAGTTTTTCAACCGTCCACAGGCAGTCGATGCATCAAATAAAATAATAGATATCCACGATTCAATAAGCGCATGGATGGACACGAATATAACAGAGTTTGGAATCCAAGATACCGGGGAAACCTACGACAAACTTAACGAGGTCTACTCAAAAATCATAGGTTATCTGATCCGTTTATCATTCGATTTGCCAAAGGAAATATTTCTAATCCTTACGGAAGATCGCCAACTCATAGAATTAGTCGCGGAGTTATACGGTGATATTGAAATGATAGATTTTTTCATTCAAACAAACGAACTAACCATGGATGAAATAGAAATACTACCACTCGGCAAACAGGTGGTATACTATGAGTAGAACGCATAATGTAATTAAAGGCGATACCATGTGGGATATTTCACAAAAGTATTATGGTACGCATCAAAAGTGGCCTAATATCGTAAAAGCAAATCCACAGCTAGAAGGAAGTGCAAGGATATATCCAGGGCAAATACTTTTAATTCCTGATGAAATAGAAAATATAACCAACCCAACACAACAAAGCACAGTACCGGAATCAATACAAAACGTTTCCGAAAATGCCATTTCAATTCTAATCGATGATAATTTATTTTCATACTTCACAGATTATAGCATGACATTTGAAATAGATACATTTGACACCTTTTCTTTTTCAGCTCCGTTTGATGAATCTATTTTTAATTATCGTGAATCATTCCGTCCATTTTCATATAAATCCGTAGCTATTTATTACGGTAAAAACTTAATACTAACAGGCGTTCTATTAGCACCCGAATCATCCGCGTCACCTGAAAAAAAAGAAGTGTTAATAAGAGGATATTCAAAACCAGGAATACTTAATGATTGCATGATGCCCATATCATCTTTCCCTTTGGAGTTTAATAATCAAACCTTAGAACAGATAACACCTGTTCTATGCAAACCGTATGGGTTGAAATACAAGTTTCTTTCACCTTCTGGCAATCCGTTTGAAAAAGTTTCCATAGATATTGATAAAAATATATTTTCCTTTCTTTCCGGTTTGTCAATTCAAAAAGGATTATTATTATCAAATAACAATCAAGGAAATCTAATTTTCTGGAAATCAGGAACCGGGAACAGTATCGCATCATTCAAAGAAGGTGAACTACCGTTTATTTCCTGTAATCCATTATTTAATTATCAATCGTTATTTTCTCACATAACAGGAATTACATCAACCACAGAAACTAAAGATTCTGTAAAATATACCTATGAAAATAAATATCTCTCTAAAATGGGGATACTAAGAAACTATAATTTCATAGCCGAAGACTCAAAAGACTCTGAAATAAAACAAGTAGTATTATCAAAAGCTGGTCAAATGTTTGGCGATTGCGTATCCTATCAATTAAGCGTACAAGGCCATCGGGATAGAAATGGTAATCTCTACGAAAAAAATAAACTCATCTCACTGCACTCGCCTAATGCTATGATTTATAATGAAACTATTTTATTGATAAAATCACTTACCATGTCACACGCAACGACCGGAGATACGACAAGTTTTAATCTTGTCCTTCCTGGTAGTTATACGGGAGTTATCCAGGAGGTGTTTCCATGGGAAGAATAAAATTAAAAATAACTTGTTTTTTGTGTAAAAAATATTCCACTTTTTGTGTCAAAAATATTCCAATACGCAGAGTAAGCACATGGGAAGAGTAGGACGTTGGATATCATCGAAAATAAACACTTATATAATCGGAATTATTGAAAGTAGAATAAACGAAAAAATACAATCCATGCTATATGGTCCTTCTGGTGATGATTCACCGCCAATAAAAGATGATCGGATATTAGTAACATCAATAGACGGAACCGGGAAGCATGTAGTATCAGGCGTTCTATCACTATCACAAGGCGCCAACCCTGGAGAAAAAAAACTATACTCCAGGGATTCAACCGGAACCGTAAAAGCAACCATATATCTAAAAAATGACGGTTCGATAGAACTGAAAACCGGGGACGCATCATCCTGGGCCCCTAATATCTTGACAATAGATCCATTTTCCGGTGCTACTCATGGTGGAATACCCGCCGGAATCATAAAATTAAAAGGAAGTTAAAATGGGCTTAGGAACGAAAATAGTCGCAGCATTAGCCGCATTAACTCCAGCCGAAAAAATAGACCATGTAAAATGTTGGGATGCAATCGGATCTGTTCTCGACCAACTAATCTCACCCGGAATGATTCAGATGTGTGGAAAATCTACAGCCCCTTCCGGGTATCTTCTTTGCAACGGGGTTGCGGTAAGTCGTACGACTTATGCGGATTTATTTACAGCAATCGGAACAACATTTGGAGTAGGTGACGGATCTACTACTTTTAATCTTCCAGATTTTCGGGGTATTTTCCCCCGCGGAGCTGGAACAAACGAAACTCTCGGAAGTGTTGGGGGAAGTGTAGGTGATTATCAATTAGATGCTTTTCAAGGCCATAAACATAGACAGGGAGGGTGGATAGGAAACTTAGGAGTTAATTATGTTATTACACCATGGGGAAGTTATGTTCCATCATCATATCCAGCTAATGAACCTTCTACGAATAGTTCAGAAGGGGTTGAAGTTTTACCTTATACTTCCCCGGCTAGTTATAATGATGGAACAAATGGAACACCCAGAACAAGTACAGAGACCAGACCTGCTAATTTATCAATAAATTTTATAATAAAAACATAAGGAATAATCATGAGCTACGAAGGCGATATTTTAATATACTCAACCGAAGACGGTGGAGAAATTAATTTCAACTCTGGAATATTAGAAACCACAAAAGGCTTTGAATCCCTCGTATATCTCCTGTTATTTGGTGGCAACATATCCGATGACGGCACAAAAGCAACCGAAAAAAAAGAATGGTGGGGAAATAAACTTGAAACAAATAACCCTGAACGTAAAATCCACAGCAGATTTCAGAATCTAATACATGGAATCCCGGCAACCCCCGCAAATCTTAAGAAATTAGAACAGGCGGCAATACAAGATTTATCTTTATTGACAAGTGAAAAAATAGCTGATAAAATAGAAATAGAATTGACGATACCCCTAAAGAATTGGGTAAATATAGAAATTATAATTTGGAAAGATGAAAAAAAATTATATGAAACATCCTTTGAAATTAATTGGAAAGGAATGACAGAATAATGGCACTTGAAAATAGAACCATATCAGAAATAAACGATTTAATTATCAATCAAATCGAAGCACAAATAAATCAAACAATTCCAATTTTACCAGTTTCGGTAACAAGGATTTTAGCAAAGATACTTTCCGGTATCTTCATAATCCTATACAAAGATGCTCAATATATTTTCTTACAATTATTTGTATCAACCGCCTCATTCAAAGAAGTCACAATCTATGGAAAAAAAATAACTCCCTTAATAGAGTGGGGCGTGTTAATCGGAATAGGCCGGCCATTAGCCGCCACACAAGCCCAACTCGAACTTGAAATAATAGTCAACTCGATAGGTGAAACACTCCCTTCCGGAACTCAATTTATTTCTTCATTAACTGGACTAATTTATATAACACAAGAAGATTATGTATTGACAGCCGGACCCGACACGATAGAAGTGATCTGTACTACCACGGGTATTGCCGGAAATCTCGAAGTAGGTCAAATATTATCACTCGCAAACACTCTTGGAATAATAGAAAATGATGCAGATATAACAGATGTAGTAGTCGCGGGTGTAGGCGGTGAAACGGAAGTGGCATATCGTCAGCGGGTAGTAGAACGATTCCAACTTAAGCCCCAGGGCGGAGCGTTATCCGATTATAGAATATGGTCTAACGAAGTGGCCGGAGTATTGCAAGTCTACGTATACACAGGTGACGCCGGTAACGTCCTAATTTATGTAGCGGGTGATTCTGATATTTACGAAGATCGCATACCGTCTGCCGGATTACTGTTATTAGTCGGACAAGCCTGTACTTATGATCCTGTCACAACACTCGCAACCAGGAAACCAGTAACGGCAATCCTTGACCCTTCCGGTGATGAAAGTTATTCAAATGTCCTTCCAGTTTCAATCAAAACTT